TTACATTAAAAATTTGTTTCACTTCACATAAATCAATAACACGATCTGGGTACATATCGTTTAAAGAGTGGATAGTGATCGTATGATTTTCTACGTTGTGATCCACAATACGCTTAATTATTATACCGTCGGTATGCACTATAACGAAATCCCATTTTCGGAGGTGTAACTTTGAATTGGCCCATAAGTGTGGCTGTATTTCACGACAATAGAGCCTATCACCTTCTAAATAGCTCTCCTCGGTTCCATCGTTCATACTATCGCCCTTGACCTCAAAAGCTATATAATTTCCGTGTCCTTCATGATCTACAATAAAAGGAATTTTCGGAAGCTGCTCTAAATAAGTACAATCTGAATACCCATCAAGATAACCAGCATAAGCGAATTGGTTTACGAGAGGAATATACACTACGTCTTGTTGAATAGGTACTGCCTCATTATACTTTGGTGCAGGATTCGCAGTATTGAGCATTTCGCCATCCCCGGTAAGAAGCCACGTAGGATTAACACTCGATAATTTAGATGTAATTTTATCAATAACGCTTCTCCCTATCCCTCTTCTTCCGCTTACCCAGCCGCTTGTAGTAGCTGGCTTTTCTCCCATGAATTCAGCAAACTCGATATTACTATCATTGAAAAAATGTTTTCTGATTTCCTTTATTCTATCAAATACTTCCATATAAGTGTAAATGCTATTTTATTAGATTAACAATAAGCAAAAATGTTAATAAATGCTTTTAATAAGCATATTTGCTAATGATATATTTGCAAAATAAGCAGAATTGCGTATTTTTGCACCATACAAACGTACAACGATACAAATATATAAAAAATTAAATAACATGCGTATGAACGAAGAAAGAATAAACGTAAGAGGCTCCATTAACTCTTTGAGGGTTAAAGGAAAATTAGAGCTCCCCAAAGCTGGTCTTAAGCCTAGTTATGTACGTAACGCGGCTTCTTCTGTTGCAAGCGATACTGGTAAAAAGTTCTCGGTATCGGTGGTAGACGAAACGATAATAGTAACCCGTAAATCCTAACGCTATGGACCTATTTACACTTAAACAGCAAATAACCGAAGCGGCCGAACTATCGGCCCTAGCTATTGCAAAGGAGATGTTTCCCGCATTTGACGACGTGAAATTCGATGAAGCCGTAAAGCTCGCGGGCAGTGAACGATGGTTAAGATACCATATCAAGAAAGGGCATATCAAGCCCATACGTCGCGGACCCGCGAAGAATTCACCTATCTATTACAGCCGCTTGGACATCGCAGCTACGAGAAAGGCCGAAGCGACTTTAATTGCAAAATTGGTATGAGACGAAAGTATTATCGCTTGGATGCCGAAGCGGCATTACGCGAAAGATGTTTGCGCCTAGTTGTCGATATAATGCGGATAATGCCCTGCAATACGTACAGCCCCATGAAGACGGCCGACGATATGTATAGGTGGGTGATGGATTATTATAGGGAGAACTTGGAGAAGCTAACGTTAGACCCCTACGAAGCGATGCGGCAGCAGTACGCACCTAAAAAAGAAGAGAACTACGATTACTTGGCATTATGAAAAAGTTAGGATTTTACGTATCGGTTAGCCTCCTACCGCTTTTCGCGGACGTATCCGCCCTTCCGAACTGGGCCTTTATCACGTACTACGTGGTATTTCTGTTGAATTTAGCAAACGCCGTAAGGCTAGTAAATAAAAACCATTTAAATTTTTAAAATCATGTTTGAAGTAAAAGTAACATTTGAAGCGGGCGAAACTCTAAAAGCCCTGATGTCTGGTTTTATGCAACCAGTAGTGATCGAAAAGCCTGTAGTAGCTGAAAAACCTGCAGCAGTTGAAAAGCCTGTAGCAATTGAAAAACCTGTAGCAGTTGAAAAGCCTGTAACAACGCAGAAAGCCGTAGTTGAAAAGCCCGCTCCGAAGGGCAAAGCCTCATTCGAGGAGTTGGACGACGCCGCCAAGTTAGAGGCCATTAAAGCCGAAGTAACTAAGCAGACCAAAAACAAGAAAGGCGCAGACATTAAGTTTATGTTAGCGCAATTCGATGCTAACCGCGCGTCTGAACTTGCACCTGAACACTATAACGATTTCTACGCTGCCATCCTTCGTTATGGTAAGGGCGAGGCTGTTACTGACATTTTCCCGGAGGATTTAAACTAAAGGTTATGCCAGGAACGCACGCAATACTAAGCCCGTCGTCGGCGTACAGGTGGTTAGCCTGTACGCCCTCGGCCCGCTTTGAAGAGCAGATACCGGAGGAGGAAAGCATATACGCCGCCGAAGGAACATTGGCGCATGAGCTTGCGGCACGTCTGTTAAGTGCTCAACCGTATGGAGACCTCACCGGTTACAGTGCTGAAATGCTAGAGCATTGCCAGGCTTACGCAGACTATGTACGCGAATTATCGTCGGACGAGCACGTGTATGTAGAGAAGGAATACGATATGTCGGCTTACATACCATTGCAACACGGTACATGTGACGCCTCTTTCATTAAACATAAGACCCTTTTTGTGATTGACTTCAAATATGGCGCAGGCGTGAAGGTGGCGGCTACCGCCAACAAGCAAATGATGTGCTACGCATTGGGCGCGTATGATTGTCATTCCAAAGGCAAGGAGATCGAAAGTGTATGCCTGAGCATTTACCAGCCACGCGCCGGGGGCGTATCAAGTTGGGAGCTTTCCGTTGATGACCTACTGAAATGGGCCGAAGAAGAAGCGCGACCTAAAGGGCTGTTAGCCATAGCCGGACAAGGCGATTTTGTACCGGGTACACATTGCCAGTTCTGTAAGGCACGTACATCCTGTAAAGCCTATTACGATCGTTTCGCTGATGTTAAGGCGATCAAAGATAAAAGGGTTATGACCGATACCGATATAGCCACCGTACTAACGTATGGGCCTTTGGTCGCCTCATGGGTGGGAAAAGTTCAGGAGGATGTTATCAAACGTATGGAGGGCGGCAAACCTCTGAAAGGTTACAAGTTGGTAGCCGGAAGGGGGAAAAGGTCTTTTAAGAATGAGGACGACGTAGTAGATATCCTAATGGGCGAAGGGCTGGACGACGAAATTTTCGACAGTTCATTGAAATCTCTTACGGCTATCGAAAAGATGGTAGGACCCAAAAAGTTTAAAACGCTGTTTGCGGATCAGATTATAACCATACCCGGAAAACCGCAGATAGCTACTATAGACGACGATCGCCCAGCTATCGGAGCTTCCGCGGCGGACGAATACGATGATTTAGTGTAAATAAGTATGAAACTAAAGAATTTAGAGCCCTTACAGACTTTTGAACTGGACGGCCAAAAGTATGAATGTATAGAGGTCTATTCCGGTGGCCGTATAGCCGCCTGTTATGAACTTGACGAAAACGGTAATTATATACCGTCTGGGGATTCTTATAAAATACACCTAGTATCGGACATCCGTTTTGATCGCCAACACGAGACGGAAGAAGACCGGGTATTGGAGGCGATATTATGAAAACAGCTACGTATCATTACATATTAAGCAATTACCGGGGCGGTTATACCAATCACTCGGTTAGAGTCGAAATAATCGGAGAGAGCGAGAAAAGTTATCGGGTCCGATATTTAGAGCCTGGAACCTTCGGGCAGCATGTGGATACTGTGAAATGGGTACGTAAGCGTAATGTAAGAGACATTAAGGGAATGGCGGTAGACGTACGGACGACGCCACGACCGGAAGAAATTAGATTGCCGTACAAAGATTAATAATATGGATATAATTATTACAGGCAAACAAGGCGAAGGCAAAACAAGTAAAGCCGAAGCCATTATTGAAGGGCTAGGCCGGGTAGTTACGATTACCGCGCTTACCGAGGAGCCTATAGAAGTAGTAGAACAACTTAAAGAAGTAGGCGCAAAGGGTGTAATATTCGACGAAATACCCGACTTAAATACTCTGAACAAAGCCGTACAAACGGCACAACTGTACCGCGATCAAACAGGTATTAACCTTACCGCGGTATATTGCCAGCAAGGCGAAATAATCAATATAATTAAAAATTATGGCAACAATGAAAACTAAAGAAAAAAATCCGCTTAAGGTAGTTTTAAGTACGCACCGCGTAAGTTACGTACATGTAAAGGAACCCTCTAGTTTCGAGGAAGACGGGGAAAAGAAGTATGATACTACGTTTCTGATAAAGAAAGATCACCCCGATGTGGAAAAGATCAAAGCGGCGATTAAGTCCGCTTATACAGCGAACAAAGAAAGTATGTTTAAGGGGCTACCCTTAACCAGTCCAAAGATGTGGAATCCTCTCAGAGACGGCGACGAATGGTTAGAGGAACACCCCGATGCAACCGAATACGAAGGTTGTTACTTCTTAAAGGCCGCTTCAAAAAGTCAGCCTAAAGTATTCGACGCAGACAAACAGGAGATACTAGACCTTGACGAAGTATATAGCGGCTGTTATTGTCGTGGTGTGATCGTGTGTTATCCATTCAATAACAAGTCTAAGGGATTCGGTTTCTACCTTAACAGTCTTATGAAAACGAACGACGGCGAACGTTTAGGCGGTTTTGAAGCTGACCCGGACGATTACGACGAAGAAGAAGACTTATTATAAACCTACCGGGCGGCAAAAAACGACCGCCCCTTTTAATCTTTATCGAAATGACAGAATTTGAATGTAAGATAAAGTACGAAAAGGTACACGATAACGGCCAGACAAAGAAAGTGACCGAAACGTATGTAGTGAAAGGTATCTGTTTTACCGAAGCCGAAAATCGCATAGTAGACGAAATGACGCCTTTTATTTCGGGGGAGTTTACCGTAGCGAATATTAAGAGAGCAAAGTATGCAGAGATGTTTCCCAGCGATGAAGAAGCGGCAGACCGTTGGTTTAAGTGCAAACTATCTTTTATTACTTTGAATGAAAGAAGTGGCGCTGAGAAAAGAACTACTTCCCTAATGTTGGTTCAGGCGGCCGATCTTCGCGACGCTGTTAAAAAGCTGGACGAAGGGATGAAAGGGACGATGGCCGACTATCGGATAGTATCTGTTTCCGAAACTCCTATAATGGATATTTACCAATGACTCATCTACACATAGACATAGAGACGTATTGCGATCTGGACGTAGGGGACGTAGGCGTACACCGTTACGCCGAAGACCCTACTTTCAGTATCCTGCTTTTCGCTTATAGCTGGGACGACGGCCCGGCTATCGCGTTAGATACGTCCGCTGATACGTTCCCGGGCGAAAGCATACCCGCCGATGTCTGGCTGGCGCTAACTGACCCGAAGGTACTAAAGATCGCGCATAACGCTAACTTTGAGTTTGTGTGTATCAGTACTTACTACGGGGTTGCGTTGGATATCCGGCAATGGTTTTGCACGATGGTGGGCGCGGCTTATCTGGGCTTGCCGTTAGGTCTGGATAAGATAGGCCAGGTGTTAGGTTTGAGCGAGCAGAAGGATGCCAGGGGCAAGGCCCTTATTACGTATTTCTGCAAACCGTGTAAACCGACAAAGAAGAACGGCGGGCGTACCCGGAACCTACCAGAACACGACCCTGAAAAGTGGACCGCATTTATGGAGTATAACGCCCAAGACGTACGTACGGAGAAAGAGATATATGACTATATATCGCGTTTCCCCGGTCTTCCCGATCGAGAAAAAGAATACTGGGTGCTGGATCAGATCATAAATGCTACTGGCATCTCTATAGATAAGGAATTTATCGAGGCGGCTATCGAGGCGAATACACAGTTTACTAAGGAAGTGCATAACGAACTGGCGAGTATCACAGGTGTAGATAACCCCAATAGCCTGCCCCAATTAAAAGCGTGGCTGTTTCAGGAGCTAGGACACCAGGTGCACAGCCTAGGCAAAGACTATTTAGCTGACGCGCTGGATGGCGAGTTATTACCTAAACATGTGGAACGCGTCTTTCGTCTTCGTCAGCTTGGTTCCAAGACATCCATTAGTAAGTATGATACCTTTCTCGCCTATGTTTGCGAAGACGGCCGCATACACGATCTTTTGCAGTTCTACGGGGCTAACCGAACGGGGCGTTTCTCCGGTCGTGGGCCCCAGATACAGAACTTAAAGAAGACACTAAAGAGTGGCATTGATACCGCGCGCGAAGCCGTACGTAAAGGCCTGGCCGATCTACTGTATGACGATGTACCGGATATTATTAGCCGTCTTACACGTACGGCCCTGGTAGCGCGTGAAGGGTATAGCCTGATAGTATCGGACTTTTCCGCTATCGAAGCGCGCGTACTCGCATGGGAAGCTGGTGAAGACTGGGTATTGGATGTGTTTCACACTCACGGAAAAATATATGAAGCTACCGCGGCCAACATGTTTAATGTTCCCCTTTCAATGGTAACCAAAGGAAGCGATTTACGGGCGAAGGGTAAAATAGCTACGCTCGCTTTGGGATATCAGGGCGGCGCAGGCGCTCTTATCGCCATGGGGGCTTTGCGTGAAGGGTTGGACGAAGCCGAATTACCCGCAATCGTTAAGGCGTGGCGGTCGGCTAATCCCGGTATAGTAAAACTATGGCGCGAAGTGGAGAACGCGGCTAAACATGTAATTAAGAACAAGACCAGCTATATACTTCGGAAGAAGTACTGCCGTCTTAAGTTTTTGTATGATCGCGGCTACCTGTTTATTGAATTGCCCAGCGGTCGCCGCCTAGCTTATTACGGTGTCAGTCTGGATAAAGGGAAACTGTCGTATTGGGGTATAGATCAGACAAAGAAAATATGGGTCAAGACCGATACATACGGCGGTTCGCTAGTGGAGAATATAACGCAGGCCATTGCAAGGGACTGCCTTTGCGATGCAATGTACAGAATGTATTATAACGCGGGGCTACCTATCCTCATGCACATACATGACGAGGTAGTAAGTGAGGCCCCGGATAATGAAGCACCCGACGCCCTTAAAGCAATGTACGGTATTATGGCCGTCGGCCCTTCCTGGGCTGGCGGGTTACCGCTTAAAGGCGATGGGTTCATAAGTAAGTATTATAAAAAGGATTAGAGTAAAACTAACAAAATATGAATGAAAATAATAAACCGTGTCCTCAATTTCCATATTGGGGCGCAAGCTATCCCGATGCGTGCTGTGTCAATGGCAAATTACAAGATTTAGACTACTGCGATGAAAACGGTAATCTTTATGATAAGGGAGAGGATGTTCCTTGTCCGTTCTGTAGAACAGAAGAATTTATAGAGTATGACCCGTTTTCAAAAGAAGATGAATTTTACGAGGGTATCGAGGACGAAGATAAATCCAAAGAAAAGGCTCGTGAATGGTATCTTAATTGGATTGGGGAAATGAAAAAGAAATATTCTTAACAATACAGAAATGAGGTAAACCGAGCCCTATAAATCGGTAATAGTTCTTTGATGTATTGGATTACCGCTTAATGTTGTAAAACATACAAATATTTGTAGTAATACTATTGATAATACAAATATTTGTAGTATCTTTGTGTCATAAGAAATAAAGCAATAAAGATTATGAGTAAGTATTATCAAATAAATGGATTAAAGGTGAGAATTTCGGATCACGAACCTAACACCGCTCTTAGAGGATCGAATGATATTCATCTATATGTCAAATCTGCATGTAATGAGCTTCTTTCTATCGAATCTCAAATAGAGGCTATCTGTGATAAGAAAGGATATAATATCTCTGATTTTCAGACTGTAATAAATGACTGGAAAGACGGTACTTATGACATACATACTTTTGAAAGTGCAGTTGAAGAAGTTGAAAATGACGCTCCTTGCAGTGTAGTGCCGGAATTAATTGCCTCATATCGGTGCAGTAATGATGAAAAATTGAAAGGATATTCATTGTCACGGTTTGCCAAGCATCCGGAAATTAAGGCTTTATCTGAAAAAACAGGTGTATCGCAAAGTTATATAAAGAAATACTTTAATATTATAGGATAATGGATAAACAAAATTACAGAGAAGTTTTAGGAGAAGGTTTACAGGCGTTTAGAGAATCGAAAAACCTGTCGAGGTACGCAGTAGCTCAAAAAGGGCAAATACGTGATGATCAGGTGAAGGCAGTTGAGGAAGGTGTAACCAACTACACGATAGATGTATTCCTCGGATATATTGCTGGATCAGACTTGTATATGTATTTTGCAGAGAAAGATAAAGAAGGTCTTGATTTGAAAGAAATGCTCACAAAGGGGAAAGAAAATCTACCCAAATAAATTCAGCATAAAGGCGGTAAGTTCAACACTCACCGCCTTTTTTGTGCCTGGGCGGTTAAAGTTCAGGCACTTTTTATTTAACGTAAAACTATAAAAGATATGAAACAATTTATTGTATTAACGGGTATAAAAGGAAGCTTAATAGCGATACGCCCATCTTCTATTATACGGATAATAGAATGTAAAGGTGAAAATCCCAAAATCGTAGTTGAAACAACTACTAACGAATGGTATATTTCTTCGGAGAAACACTCAGTATATTCTATAGTAAAAGAGATTGAAGAATGAGGCCTAAATACTATTATAGCCGGTGTATGGGGAAATACAACATATATCGGCGCGATGATCCAGTAATTGAGGGTATTGAAACCGCAACCAAGATCGGCGATACCCGGAGTGAAGAAGAAGCGAAAAAGCGAGTTTATAAACTTAATGGTTGGAAGTATAAAGATGTACAATAATATAATACGAATATTTCCCCGTAAAACAAAGGCCACGCCCGACGATGAAAACGTACGTATAGGTTTTGTAAAGCCTACCGTATTGGATGAAGCTAAAGAGGTGCATATTTCTACTGCTTTTACGTGGGATATTCCGACAGCTGAGAAAATAGCCGAATTATGGCGGCATGTAGCACCTGTAAAAATCGGCGGCCCGGCTTATAATAATCCAGGTGGCGAATTTGTACCAGGTATGTATTTAAAGAAAGGGTATATTATAACTTCCCGCGGCTGTCCTAATAGATGCTGGTTTTGTGCCGTACCTAAACGAGAAGGCTTTAAGCTACGCGAACTTCCTATAAAAGAAGGGTACATACTGACGGACGACAATTTGTTAGCTTGTAGTCCGGGACATATAGACGCTGTTTTTGATATGCTTGCTAGGCAAAAGGAACGCCCACAATTTACAGGCGGTTTAGAAGCTAGACTACTAACCCCTACATACGCCAAAAAATTATATGACCTTCGGCCTAAATCCATATACTTTGCTTATGATACCCCCGACGACTTCGAGCCTTTAGTACAAGCAGGTAAGTATTTATTAGATGCGGGTTTTAAAAAGTCTTCGCATATACTTAGAGCCTACGTCCTGATCGGGTATAGAGGTGATACGTTTGATAAAGCTATAGCCAGGCTAACGGCTACATACGATGAGGGCTTTTTTCCTATGGCGATGCTGTATAGAGATCAAAAAGGAGAGGTTAGCAAAGACTGGAAACGTTTGCAAAGAGAATGGGCAAACCCCATTATAACAGCCGTAAAGTGTAAAGAACTTGATAACCGATTTTTATGATAAGTTTAAAAAATAACATTACGTTAGATATCGCCACGGCCAGCACCCGAAGGGCGGCGAAGTGGCAGAACAAACGTGCGACCTGGCAGGATATAGTTAATACCCTGTCGGAAACAGAGCGTACGACGGAGACTATTAAACAGTATTTCAGTTACACGAAGGACCGCCAAGACGATATAAAGGATGTAGGCGGTTTCGTTGGTGGGTATCTCCGTGAAGGCAGACGAAAGAAAGGCTATGTGGATTACCGTCAGATAGTTTGTCTCGATGTGGATTTCGGCACGCTGGACCTTTGGATAGACTTCGGGCTGATGGAGTATGCGGGTTGTATGTACACGACGCATAAACACCGCCCGGAAGATGCGAGGTTCAGGATTGTATTCCCGCTTAACCGCAAGGTTGGTCCAGACGAGTACGAAGCGATTGCGCGCGTCGTGGCTAGCTGGCTGGGCATAGACGCGTTCGATGATACGACCTACCAGCCTACACGGTTGATGTATTACCCTTCCACGTCCAGGGATGGCGAATTTGTATTCCATTACGTGGACGGCCCTATCATGGATGCGGACGCGGTACTAGCCGAGTTGCCGGACTGGAAAGACCCGACTACCTGGCCTGTGTCTTCGCGCGTAAAGGATACCGTAAAGCCCAGTAAGGCCGATAAGGTGGAAGACCCCGAGGATAAGGGCGGGATAGTCGGCGCGTTCTGTAGGGCCTACAGCATGTACGAGGCTATCGGCGAGTTCCTGGAGGACGTGTACGAGCCTTGCGAAGAGTTGGGCGCAGACCGCTACAGCCTTATAGGCGCGTCTACGTCCGGCGGCTTGATCGTCTATGATAACAAGCTGGCTTATTCGCATCACGCCACCGACGTTACCAGCGGTAAACTATGCAATGCGTTCGACCTGGTACGACTGCATAAATTCGGCGATCTGGATGATACCGCGAAGGCGAATACGGAAGTAACGAAGCTACCCAGCTACAAGGCAATGACGGATTTCGCCAGCAAGTTAGCCCCGGTTAAGAAAGAGATCGTACACATGAGGCGTGACGATTACGACGACGAAGTGGAAGGCCCGACACGTATTAAGGGCGGTAATGACGATTGGGTAGCTGAATTAGAGACGGAAGGTAAGAGCGGTAAGATTAAGAATACGATCAATAACGTAGTACTGATCTTATCTAATGACGAAAATCTAAAAGGCTGTTTGGGATTTAACGAGTTCGAACAGCGTGAAACCGCCATTAAACCGTTGCCCTGGGATAAGAACGTATCAAAGTATCCGCGGCCGCTTTGCGACGCTGACGACGCACAGATAAGATTATACCTAGAAAGATGCTACGATATAACAGGAAAAGAAAAAATAACGGACGGGCTTACCATTATCACCCGTAACAACGCCTATCATCCGGTACGTGACTATCTGGACTCGTTAAGTTGGGACGGAGTAGACCGTTTGGATACTCTTTTTATTGATCTTTTCGGCGCACCCGATACTGAATATACACGTGCGGTTACACGTAAGGCATTCGCCGCGGCCGTGTCTCGCATCTATACACCCGGGTGTAAATATGACTACGTGTTGGTACTTGTGGGAGAGCAGGGAATAGGAAAAAGTACGGTGTTTGCAAGGATGGGGGGCGACTGGTTTAGCGACAGTATGCCCGAACTGAAAGACCAAAAGGCCCTAGAGGCGGTCCAAGGAAGTTGGATCATCGAATTAGGTGAACTGGATGGATTACGCCGGGTAGACGTCAACTCAGTAAAACACTTCGTCAGTAAGCGCGAGGACCGATTTCGCGTTGCGTACGGCAAGCGGGTAGAGCATTTTCCGAGACGTTGCGTATTCTTCGGCACGACGAACGAAGAAGACTTTTTGCGAGACGTTACAGGCAACCGCCGCTTTTGGGTAGTGAACTGTAAAGGCGCTAAAGGGACCGTATTAGTATGGGAATACTTAACGCCCGCAACTGTGGCACAGCTATGGGCCGAGGCTAAAGAACGTTTTACCCAGGGCGAACCCTTGTATCTGGCCGAGGACGGACTAGAGGAAGAAGCCCGCATTATTCAGGATAAGCATCTAGAGAAAGACGAGCGCAGCGGTCTTGTCAGTGAATACCTGGAAAGGTTATTGCCGACGAACTGGGACGACATGGATACGTACCAACGGCGTAACTGGCTAGCAGACGAAAAGAACGTAGGAACGGCAGTGCGTGAACGTACGTGTATCCTAGAAATATGGGCTGAATGTCTAGGCAAGGACCCTAACAGTATTACGCGTAAGGATAGTATAGAGCTAGGGCGGATAATGAAGACGGTGAAGGGGTGGGCGCCCTGTGGTATGAACGTAAGGTTTAAGCATTATGGAGTACAAAAAGGGTACACGCGGAAGGCCGCTTGGTAACATTTTGGTAACGTTTTTGGTAACATTGGTAACAGCATCATGTGTTACCAAGATTTTTGGTAACACCGTTTGGTAACATTGGTAACATTCGTAATTAGCTGTAATATATACAATTATATAATATGTTACCAATGTTACCAAAAAAAACATATAAGTATAAAAGGGGTAAAAAATAGATGAAATAGGCGTAAAACGCTCAATTTGCGCAATTATATGCGCGTATAGACTTTATAGGAATTTTTGGTCACTTGGTAACACATGGAGAAAATAGTAGAGAAATATTTGGTAAATGAGATAGAACGATTAGGTGGTCTTTGCGTGAAATTCCCGCCTTTGTTCTTCCGCGGTTTCCCTGACAGGATAGTGTTGCTGCCCGGCGCGGTGATCGCTTTTGTCGAGACGAAGGACACGGGCAAAAAGCCCAGCCCCATTCAGGAGAGGGTACACGCGAAACTCAGAAAGCTAGGCTTTCGCGTAGAAGTGATAGACAGTAAAGAAGGAGTGGACAATTTTATAATGACGTTATGATACCATCAGAATTATACAATAAGCGTAAGGGCGAGTATTACCGCACGGACCCGCACCAGGTAGAAGCGTATGAGCACCTGATGAATAACCCGCGTGCGGCTTTGTTTCTAGGCATGAGCCTGAGTAAGACTGTGATCTCTCTTTCGTATCTGTACGATATGATCTACACGGAGGCGGCTATCCTTAAGACGCTGGTAGTAGCACCCGATAAGGTGGCACGCATTACATGGCCCGACGAGTTAGAGACGTGGGGACACTTGGAAGGGGTTAATTATAGCGTCGTGGCCGGAACGGCAAAGCAACGGAAGAAGGCGCTAGAGGCCGAAGCCGAGATATACATTGTGGGCGTGGATAACCTTACCTGGCTTATAGGCCAGTACATCACAAAGAAAAACGGCAAGTACGTAGGCAAGCTACCTTATGACTGTATTGTCCTGGACGAGTTAAGCCTTTTTAAGTCCAGGGATAGCCAGCGTTTTAAAGCGTTGAGACGTGCGATCAAGACAGTAGACTATCGCATAGGAATGACCGGAACACCCAGCCCTAACGGTTATGTTGACCTTTGGGCTGAGATTGTGTTGCTGGATGATGGCGAACGTTTAGGCGATACTTTCGGCAAGTTCGTAGACAAGTATTTCACTACCCGCGGCAATGGAATGATAGTTTACGAATACATTCCCCGCCCGGGCGCTCCGAATGTAATAGCGCATAAGCTACGGGATATCGCGTTAACGATGCAAACACGCGATTATCTGGTACTGCCCGAACTGCACACCGACGACATAGAATTAGAATTGGACCCGTTCGACCGCGAGATATACAACACCTTGGAGGAAGAATACGTATTGGAATTTTTAGATGAACAAGCCGTAACGGCAAAGACCGCCGCCGATCTTACGAACAAGCTGTTACAGATAAGCAGCGGCGCTATCTATGAAGAACAACAATACGATGACAAGGGTAAGAAATTACCAAGGGTATGGCATGAAGTCAACTCGGTCAAGATCGACGCGCTACGCGATCTATTGGAGGCTTACCCGGAAGAAAACGTTATCGTAGTCTACCAGTTCAAACATGAGGTAGAACGGATATACAGGGCCTTCCCGTTCGCCAGGGAATTACGGAAAGGCGCAAAGACAGTCGAAGACTTTAGGGACTGGAATGAAGGTAAGATAAGGCTTTTGCTCATACATCCGGCGGGTGCAGGGCATGGCCTTAACCTGCAATTCGGAGGGCGTCGTATGGTATGGTTTACTACTACCTGGAATTTGGAACACTACCAACAAACGGTAGCGCGGTTATTACGTCGCGGTCAGTTGAAAGAAATCTATATACACAGGTTTATAATTAAAGGGACGCGTGATGTACGTGTACGCAGCCGTCTGGCTTCTAAGGACAGTAACCAGACGTTTTTACTGAATGAGATCAAAGATTTAAGAGCCAAATATTATGAAAAGGGTTAGGTTTATAGATATCGCGCATGCAATGAACGTGCACACCTTCATCGTTTGGGAGTTTGTACGCCGATACGGGCACGAACGCGGTGTCTGTAAGGACAAGTACGGCCGGGGAGACGTAAGTGCCGTAGCGTGCCGCAAATGGATAAATAAGCTATACGCGTACATACGCGAACAGGATTTTACATATAAGCAGGATATCAACAAGCGGAAATACTTGTTTAGGGACGCAAAGAAGCGTGCCGAGGAAAAACGGGATGAACGGGACGTACCAAGGGAGTACTCGATAGATAAAGACGGCAATATCATCCGTTATTCGTGGATGGGCGCGTCAAGGACTTTCGGGCAAGTTTGGAGATGGAACACGGAAACGGGCGGTTGGAAATATGTCGAAACGACGCTGCTACGGAGATGACTCGCCCAGATTTCAGGTTACGATTTTGGGGGTGTATTTTTGTGTCGTTCGCGCGTACCATAGTCAAGACCGCGCGCGCATTTGACCCTAAAATGTAATATATGGCAGGAAGAAAGAAAACGGCAACATCCGATACGAAGGAAGGCATAAAGAAAGGCCAAGCTACGGGCGTGGCGCCTAAACCTAAGAAGAAGGTCAGCGAGTGTAACGAGTTGTACGAAGTGATACAGACCCGGGGCGTTCGCGGGGCCACGCTTAATAGCATAGACGAGTGTATCAACTACGTAGCCGAGTACATGCAGTTCTGTAAGGATAACCCGTACTTCACTTACGAAGTTATTAAAGGCGGCGCGATGGCCGGCAGCAAGATACCCATAGAGAAAAAGCGTTCGCCGTCTATCGGCGCTTTCTGCCTGTTCATAGGTTGGAGTATCAAGGATTTTAACAAGAACCTTGACAAGTTAGGCAAGCTGGCCGAGGACGGTAACGCCGAAGCTGAGAACCTGCTACTCGGCTACTCTCTCATAAAGGAGCTTATCACTACGGATATGGACGAAAGCGCTTTGGCCGGACTGGTGGATGCTACGTACATGGCTAAGCTACGCGGATTGCGAGAGCTTAAGGATGTTACGAGCAACGGTAAGGAGGCAGGAACAAAAGCCATGCAGATCAATGTACTGTCCCCTGAGGCTGTTGAAAATCTTAAGAAATTGGAGGGTATCTGATGAATGTAACTTTCACGTTTGAAAAGCTGTTGGACGCTTTCGTTAACCCGCGGATACGCGGCATAGCGAGCAAGGGCGGTACGCGTTCCGGCAAGACGTGGGCGACATTGCAACTATTACACCTGCTTTGCAAAAGCAACGAAAAGCCGCTTATCGTGTCCTGTGTGGGCGCAACGCTGCCGATGGTGAAGCGAGGTATGCAGCGTGACTTTAAGGCGATGCTGCTCGCTGAAAACGACTGGGATGAAGAGGCGTTCAATAAGTCTGAGGGGGCATACACCTACCCTAATGGCGGCATGATAGAGTTTTTCGGCGTGGATAACGCGAGCAAGGTACACGGGCCCGCACGTGACATCCTGTTTGTGAACGAAGCGCAGAACATACCGCGTGAGATTTTCCGGCAGCTCGACGTCCGTACCCGCAAAAAGGTCATCATCGACTTTAATCCTGTGCGGAAGTTCTGGGGTGAGACCGAGTTCGTAGGCGAACGGTATGTCACGATACGTTCCACATACAAGGATAATCCGTACTTAAGCAAGGAACAGGTGGCTGCCATAGAGAAGAACCGAAGCGATGCGAACTGGTGGCGTGTCTATGGCGAGGGTGAGACAGGAGGTGTAGAGGGTAACGTATATCCATCATACGAGGTTATAGATGAAATGCCAGAAACGTTTACAGGCCGATGCCTCGGTCTTGACTTTGGGTTTGTCAACGATCCGACCGCGATAGTCGACATCCGATTCATTGGGTGGGATTTATACGTAGACCTACTTTGCTATGAAACCGGGCTGCTTAATTCCCACATAGCCGACTATCTTGTGCGCAATGAACTTAACCGGATAGTGACGGTGTGCGATAATGCTGAGCAGAAGTCTATCGTAGAGTTACAGGCAAAGCGCGTAAAAGCAATGCCGTGTATCAAAGGCCGCGGATCAGTCGCCGGGGGGATCGCGCAGGTCAAACAGTTCAAGTTGCATGTCACCAAGCGTTCTACCAAGCTACTTGACGAGCTTGATAACTACAAGTGGATCAAGGACGAGGCGACCGACACGTACACCAACGAACCGATCGACGCGTGGAACCACGCCCTTGACGCAATGAGATATGGAGTTGATTATCTAATTAGAAAATACCGACCGAAATGATTAAATGGATTAGAAACATTGGTTTTAAGTTTAGTATGCTTCGCAACCGCAGCCTGTTGTTGCGTATCGCCAACTTGCCGCCCGACGGCACAGTGCCGCTTACGCGCGACGAGGAGAAGCTACTAACCAAGACTATCAAGTACCTTAAGCCGTCTCAGGTCGCCACCCGGAACGGTAAGGCGATATACCGTCTTAAGAGCATTGAGGAAATAGGCCTGTGGGCGATTTTGGAGACGCGTAGGGCCGAAAATCCTATCAAACGTATAGAAGCATGGACGGACGACAATTATTCGCCCACGACGCTTATAGACGCCGCGAAGCTGGATAAGTACATTGTTCAGCAGTTAGAGATCGCGGACGGTCTAGAGCAGGTGATATTCCAGAACATGCGTAACACGGGCGAAAGCGCGTTGACTGGTACAGAAGACATCCGGCAAGCGAAGAACTTACTCGGTCTGGTACAGGTCACTGCCGAACTGTTCCACTGTTCCTTTGAGGACGCCAAGAAGATGAATTACTCCGACGCAATGCTTGCCATTGCCAAGCGTAATGACGAGATCGAGAAAGAGAAGAAAGAACTTAAGAAGCAGCAACAAAAATACCGCTAATTATGACATTCGGAGATATACTAAACAAAGCAAGCGCGCGGGCTTTTCAGATGGGAAAGACCCTTGTGTTCGGCGGTACGGAAGTACAGAACGTAGCCGCTAATGACATAGGCGATGACTTTTTCACGCTAGACGTGTCGAACGGTTCTTACATGGACCCTAACGTTCCTAATACGGTGGCCTACACGATAGTCATTCGCTGTATGGGCGTATCGGCGTATATGCGCGATGACGCGGTAGAGATTGACACGTTGATACGCACTGATCTGCTCTTGCAGGAGTTCTTGAAAACTTTCATTTGCGGGTACGAGATTAGCGGTATCCGGCTGAGCAAAGTACAAAACCAGTACGACAGCATCAAGTCAGGCTGGGAGGCAACTTTAGACGTTTATAGCTAATGGACTCCGAAGTAGTAAAACTGGTGCGGAACGTGCGCGACGAGATTGTAGCGAACTACTACAGGATGAAACTGAACGCGTCAGGCGAGTTTGCCGAAAAAACGCAAGTGGTTGAGGACGGCGGAAGCGTTAAGATCGTCGCGCCTGCCTACATTTACCAGATGGAGGACGGACGCAAGGCGGGCACTATGCCGCCCGTGTCGGCTATCAAGAAGTGGATACGGGACAAGAACGCCAACGCCGGAACGGACATACCCGAAAGCGCCGCATGGGCTATCGCTTACGTGATTAAACGAGACGGCATACAAGTGCCTAACGAGTTTAACGCGGGCGGGGTAGCGAGTAGCATCCTCAATCCTGAAATGGTTAAACGGCTGACAGTCGAAGTGAACCGCATAGTATCCGCCAAAATACTAACAATTTTAACAAAATAATTATGGTAGTCAGAAACTTACTAAATAACGCTGTTACGTCAGAGAATGGAACGCTTGACCTGTCCGGCATAGGATTGGGGATATACGCTCCTGTCCGCTTTGAAAGTATCAGTGGCGTTACATCTATTCGACTGATATACTATCGGGGCGGTTCGTCTACAGGCGTATTCGCGACCGTGATACCGTACGAGAATACCGTAGTGGATATCTCGTCTATGGCCTCGGCTGTGCCCTCTATAATGGAAGTGACTAAAACGTCAGCAGGTAGCATCTGGGATTACGTGTTAGTTAATTACGTGGAAAGTGGAACCACCTATAACCTTACTTTGAGGGTGATTAATAACTCTTGTGCCAATACGAAGTATGCCACAAGTACAAGCACGGGGTATCTTTCTGACTATGGGAACGGCAAGTTCAATCGTTTGGATAATGCGATTACATTCGTATCGCCACTTACGGGACAGCCGTTCAATAACAAAGTGATGTACGGGCAAACAGGCAATTCGCAATACATACAGACGGGCGGTTCTAATGTACCTAACGGGTATATGTGGAATACCGCCAACCCCTCAGATGTAACGCTTATGAACAATTCGAGTGGCTATTGGGGCTATGTAAGATACGAACGCAAACAACCTTACTGCCCCGATGCAAAAAAGCGCGTTACGCTGAAATGGCTTAACTCGTACGGCTTGTATGATAGCATGTACTTCCTGCAATATCGTATCCAGCCTACTTATCAGACCAACTATTCGGGTGGCAACCGCGTAACGTCATATAACGTAACGGTGAGTGTAGTAGTCACAAGCGATAACGAGAAAGCGCTATACTGGTTATCACGGTCGGCGGATGTGCAGGGCGTGTTCCCGATCGCGACTAACCAGTGGGCGAAAGTTACCATCACTAACCCGAACGCGTTCAACTCGCAGGGGGGCGCGTTAGGTCGGACAGTGAGCTATACATGCAAGTTTGAAATCGTAGAACCTTAAGATCATGGATGTTAATATCAGAATAAACGGAGTCAAATTAGACGGAGTATCGGCTGGGGCGGTTAAGTTGAATATCAACAACCCCGACCCGTTCTCGTTCTCCGATCCTACCGTTAGCTATACAGGCAGTATCGAAGTACCACGGTCACAAGTAAATGACCGTGTGTTCCGTGCTGACCGGTGGCCTTGGATGTTCACACGTACCGCGCCATACACCGCAGAACTGGACTTTGGAGGGCTGGCTGCTCCACGAGGAACAAATGCCTACCGGGCGCAGGTGACTGTCAACCCGGACAGCTATTCAATCACTTTGGTTGAGAGTGTTACGAAGCTGTCAAGCATACAAGGTGGTGTAATCGCAAAGCCTTATGACGAAAACCAGTTTGGTTTGTGGTGGGCAAACCTCTATGATAATGCGCTGGCGTACGCTTACAACAGTCAATTGACGCGTCCGTCTCTATTCAACTTCGGTGACGTGTTTGTTTATCCGGGATACACGGCTGAGAAAAAAGAAACAACGGCGGGCAGCTTTGTAGGTTCAGTGAGTCAGTTAGCATATCGCATAGGACATGATTACTTGCTGGGTGCTCGTTACCCGACTACAGATATGATCGCACTGGATAACAACGTTGCTTGTGCTTTGGAGCGCATGACGGGTTCAACCTTTACGTTGACATTCACACAGGACTGCTTTGTCTGGTTACCTGCTTCGACTGGTACGACCGTGTACCTTGGTAGTAATCGCTCAACCGGTAGTATCGCAATGACACGAGATACGTCAGTACTCATTAACGCCAATTACAAGCATAAGATTGCCGCCGGGTCAAGTCTGGTGGTACAGCCCGTGGCGAATAACAGTACGTTGTTCCATATACGGACAACTACGGCCACTACGTCAACCAAGCTGACACCAGCTACCAACGTGCCGACTGGCGAAGGATACTATTTCAGTTTCGAGATAACGGCCGTAGGTGCTGAGGCGTACAGTAAGATGTTAGCACCCGACACCGGGTTTAGCAGCGCATACGAGCTTGTACAAGCGTACTGTAAAGCATTTTTCTGGACCTATGATTTCAGATCGTTTCCGTTCAATATCGAACTTAAGCCTTACATCAACACATCGCCTATAGCTATATACCGCCAAAACTGGTCTGGTAAAATAGATATGACGTCTGTAAAGATAGGCGAACCATCCGGCATTGCAAGGACTTATAAGAGTACCGCAGGTGAGGCTATGTGTATAGTTGACGGATCGGTTAGGGCTATGCAATCACAAGGTCAAGGCGCGGAAAGTTCGATGCCTGTCTCATTCGGAGAACCGCCATTCGCGACAATGTACCACTATACAGACGGAGTGGCCTATAAAAACTCTTTCTATATAAGCGCATCCGGCTACCGTGCAAGGGCCGAGGCACATTACAAGTGGTTTACACCTGGATGGCAGGTAAGCGCAAAAATGAGGCTGTCTTATTTCGATATTCTGAATATGACATCTGACGGCCTGTATTTCGTAGGAGAATTAAATAGCTGGTTTTATCTCCGTGCAATCCAGAATTGGAACGCGGCCGATTCAACCGCTACATGTACATTAATCGCAGTTAATAATTCATAGTATGGCTGAAAACGTTACATTATTAGATTTATCGTTCGATACTTCGGGAGCATTGGACGGGCTGGACGCACTTATAGCGAAATCGTTAGAACTGGCCGAGCAAAAGAAGCAGTTGAGCGCAGCTTTGAAAGATGAACAGACGCAGGTGAACGCTGCCGCAAAGGCATACAAGGCTGGTTCTATCTCGCAGGAAGAGTATCGAAAAATAGTTTCTAACTCGACAAAGGCGCAGACCGACTTAACCAAGCAGATGATAGAGACTAACAAGTCTATATCGGATAACAACTCTGAAATTAAGGTTAACACTACTTTGCTGACAAGTCAAGAAACGAGCGTTAACGCGCTTCGTGCTCAGCTTGCAAAGAATACCAAGGAGTTGAACGCCATGAGCGCGGCGACCCGTAACAACACGGTCGAGGGACAGAAGCTCGTTACCGAGACAAAAGAAATTTCCGACAAATTAAAGGAGATGGAAAAGGCTGCAGGCGATACGAGACGAAACGTAGGTAACTACGCGGAAAGCGTGCAGGAAGCACTATCCAGTACCAAAGGTTTGTCGGGTGCAACAGGTACATTAGCGTCCAGCATGTCGGGCGCGGTAGGGTCAGTTAAGGCATTTACTACCGCTCTGATGGCAAACCCTATTGTTGCTATCGTTGGTTTGGTGCTGACGCTCATATCCACTATCGAAAAGCTGATGAAGCGCAACACGGAGATGGCTACAAACCTAAAAGCCGCGTTCGCACCGTTCGAGGTCATCTTTTCCCGCATATTAGACGGCATCACTGACCTGCTAAACGGTGTGGCAAAGGCGATTGACTGGGTATCAACTAAAGTCGTGTCCCTGTTATCCTCTATCGGACTCATATCCGATGAGACAGCAAAGGCAGCTAACGCTGCAAAAGAGCTTACAAAGCAGGAACAAGCCATATACGAGGCACAGACAGACTCGATAGTCACTTTGTCCGAGATGTCACGCGAGTTGGCGAACCAAAAGACCATTATCGCAGACCAGACTAAATCAGTTAAGGAACGGAACGCAGCCGCTAACCAAGGTTTATCGGTGTTGAAGCAGATGCAGAACATAGAGGTAGGCATTTTGCAGCAGCAGTACGACCAGATAAAGGCTCAAAACAAGTTAAGCTATACGAGCGCCGAGGATAGACGTAAAGAAATGGAAGCTCAGGCAGCCCTAAACGCCAAAAAGGCCGAATATGCGGACAAAGAACGAGAACTTATATCGCAAAGAAGTTCATTCGAGGCACAAGAAATATCTAAAAACTCAGCCGCAGCACAAGCTGCTGAGCTAGCCAAAGCTAATGCTGCCATCAAGGCGGCACAGGACGCCGAGAAAGCTAAACGCGAGCTACAAGCCGAGACCATCAAGCAGATGGAAGTAGCGTTAACTACCCTTGATCTGTCAATCAAGGAACGCGAGTTGAACAGTAACAGCACGGGCGAGAAGTTAAAAAACCAAGAAGAATATAACGCTGAGAGTCTTAAGTTGGAACAGTACCGTTTGGAGCAAGGTTTGATAACCCAACAGGAGTATGATAACAAAGCGACCCAACTGAGACTGCAAGAGATGCAAACGAGGCAGCAATTAGAGGCCGATCAAGAGAAGCTCGATCAAGAACGTAAGGCTATGGACGAGGCCAACCGTAAAGAGTTGGAAATGTCTGAGATAACGAACCAGTACGATTTACGGCAGGCGCAATTGGATGCTCAGTACCAGCAGGAAATCGCAGCCGCCGAACGTATTGGAGCAGATACGACACTGATCCAGCAGAAGTACGAGAAAGCCAAAGAAGATAATGCCAAGGCCCGTATTAACGCTGAGTTGACAATGACCGCAGGTTTGGCAGGTCAGATGTCGGATTTGCTCGGAGAGGAAAGCGCGGCAGGCAAAGCATTTGGCGTTGTTCAGGCTACCATCAACACGTATCTCGGTGCAACCAAGGCACTGGCGCAGGGCGGTATCCTCGGTATCGCTCAGGCCGCTATCGTTATTGCGTTCGGTATGAAACAAGTAATGTCAATCGCCAAGCAGAAAGACCCTGATACGAAGATCAGCACCAGCGTTAAGAAGTACGCAAAAGGCGGGCAGATATTCGGCAAATCCCATGCGCAAGGTGGCGTAACGTTCCGGGGTGATAACGGTCAGGTATTCGAGGCCGAGGGCGGTGAAAACATTTACATTATGAAGAAGACGGCGAGCGCCGAGATCAACGCCCTATCGGCTTTGAACGAGGCGCACGGCGGCAATTCATTCGCCACTTCCGGCCTGTACAAGTTTGCCGATGGCGGCATGGTGGCAAGTATCTCAGAAGCGAACCGTGCCGTCCGGCAGATGGATAACGTTAGGTTATCTAACGAAACTATAAATCAGTTAGCTGGCGTTGTTATCGGCGCTGTTGCGAGCATGCCTAACCCCGTGGTATCCGTACAGGACATAAACACGGGCCAACACGATGTCGCAGTAGTACAAAATTTAGCGAGCTATTAACCAAACGACTCGCGTAGAAATGGCGGTTGTATCCCGACCGTTTATCTTTGCATACAACAAGAATTGACTTATGATATTTGAAAGATTAAGAATTATTGAAGCAGGCGTAACTACTAACTTCGGAGAGTGGAACGGCGCGGTTTACCCGTTAGTCATGACGGACGAAGCCGTCCGCGATGTTGTGGACCTTGGTAACGCCAAGCCTGTACATTGTAGACGGACGCATAACGGTTCGGATATGCTCGACGGATATCTGGGCAAATTTACCAACTTCGTTTATGATAACGGTGTAGCCTACGCAGACTTTGAGATGTCCGAAGCGTTGGAAGCCGCATACCCGAATGAAGCGAAGTTTATAGCTACCATGATACGGAAAGAACCTGAAATGCTCGGCATCTCCGTGATGGGGCTTGACGAAAGAATATTAAACGGTGCGAGTTTGGATGTGATACATTTCGCGGAAATTTACTCATGCGACATCGTAGGTCTTCCGGCCGCGACTACAAGTCTATTTAATAACAATCAAAAAGAAAAGAAAATGAACAAATTTTTCAGTGCATTTGCTTCTATGCTAAAGAAGAGCAGCTACGCAACCGAAACTGTAGAAACAGTGTCGGGCGACAAAATCACAATCGAGGCCGCAGGCGATGTTATGGCGATCGGCGACAAAGTATTCGACGATGCAGGTAACCCGCACCCAGATGGTGAGGTTCGTATCAAAGTCGATGATGCAATCCTCGTGTTGCGTATCGAAGACGGACGTATTGCCGAGGTAAAACCGTCCGAAGACCCACGCGGCGAACAAGAAGCCGAAATTGAGGACGAGCGCAGAATTGGCCGTGAGACTTCACGAGTTCCTGACGAGTTCTCACAACGTTTGGATAAGATGGAGCGCACCTTGTTCGTAATGAGCCAAACGCTGAACGGTATCAATTCGCAGTTTAGCCGGATGACTCCGAAACCGAATACGCCCGCCGGGGGAATGCCGATCAACGGCAAAAGCAAACTCAGCAAAGAAGCTGTGGCCGAAGCGGCAAAGAAGTACTACAATCGCTAACCTTTAAACAGAAAAGAAATTATGGCTTTTACATTTACTGATTTAAACAAACTCAACCTTAACTCACTGAGTGAGGTTATTTCCCTTACCGTAGGTCTGGCGGGCGAACTTTCAAACGGCATTACTGTGCTTAACGGTATTGCTAACAATACACCCGTTGTGGCACTTACAGCAGCCGACAAGGCGTTGCGCAAATCCGCAGGCTGTAACGGCACGTACTTTTACGACTCTATCCAGGACAAGGTAAAGTACTACACACACGCACCTATCGAGCTCCCTATTGAAATCTGTCTCCAAAATCTTTGGGGTAAGATGGTTGCCAAGGGTATCAACCTTGACGACAATTTCTCTGAAACCGAGTTGGCGGGCTTCATCCAGTCGGAAGTGCTGAAAGTCTTGGAAGCTGACTTGCTTCGTCTGGCTTGGTTGGACGGTGACGTTACAGGCTCGGCTACCGGTTACGGTATCTTTACTAACGGCGGTATCCTTAAGCAGTTCGATGACTCCACGATGACAGCCGGAGCATTAACGCTGACTACCGAGGGCGTGCTTACCGCTTTGCGTGCTTGTGTTGACGGGCAAAGACCTGATACGCTGGACGAAAGTGAGTTCTTCGTTTCTTCTAACGTTATGCGTCTTTACAAGAACCTGTTGGAAGACAAAGGAAACAGCGCTGCCCAAAGCTTCTTGGTGGACGGTAGACCGCAGTACTTCTTTGAGGGGTATAAGATTACCGAGCTTCGCCACGTATCTGCCGCAGCGTTGACCGATGGTAACAACACAGCGTTTATTGCGTTTACTCCGAAAACCAACCTGCATCTGGCAATGGAAAGTTCAGCAGTTTCAATCGCTCCGTTCGTGCAAGATGCGAAGAGCAGAAATTACTACTCGCAGACATTGTTCGCAGCAAGTGCCATGTTGGTAGCCCCAGAAAAGATGCAATTGTATCTGACAGCGAGAGCGTAACATACAACTAATATTCACTAACAAAAGGGTTTGGGACTAAAAACCCAAACCCTTTTTAATTAATAATATTATGGCAAAAATTTGTTTAAATAAAATATCCGCAGGCTTTTCTACTACATGCGCAGTGCCTGTACACGGTATTAAAGAGTTATACCTTATATACCCAGAGGATGTTACGCTAACAAGGGCCTCGGATAACTCTTGGCGGACGGTTACGTTTACGACCTCAGGAAAGAGCTATAAAATAGAGGGGTATAAACAGAATATACAGATAACATCGGCTTTGAGAAGTTTAGACGCTTCTAATAAATTTGATGTGTCTGTTATGTTCAAAGTTCCATATACAAGACACATGGATTTTACATCTATGCTTATGAATAGGTTTTATGTTGTTGCCGTTCCGAATGACCCTAACGCGTATCCGGCTGTGTGTTTAGGTGATACCAGCCCGTTAGAAATGACCGCCGCCGATTGGGACAGCAATGCGAATGGAACATTACTAACTGTAACGTTATCCGCGCCTGATGGTTCGGCAGGAAATTACTTACTGCCTGTAGAACCCGCAGCCTTAGCAACAATAATCTCAAAATCAGCATAACATATGGCATGTATATCAAAATTATCAGCCGGGTTCGCATATGATTGCGATACTGGCGCAACTGGAATAGAAAACGCATTTATCATCAACAAAGAAGATATTGCATCATTTACGGTTGACCCTACAGCCCCTGTTATTGTCAACGCGGTTACATTGGTATCTGGGGCAAAGGCATATAAGATAGATACACCTAAAAGAACTTTAGTAGTTACGGAAAGCCTAAAAACAAATGACGGCGCACCTAACGCTTTGAGTTTTTCGGCATCTATTACACTTACAGCGGTAAATTCTTATGTTTTTCGTATGAATGTTTTACAGTCATTACCTAATGGGTCTTATGTATTATTCACAAAAGAAGCCAATAACACGTTCAGAGTGTACGGGTTATATTACGGATTGTCATCTACTGCCTACGACCGTAATACGCATGATAACGGAAATTGGACTACCGTAACATTAGCCACACCAGAACAGGTTATCGGTGAAGACAGTTTGCAGGTACAACAAAGCACTTATAACGAGTTATACGGTGCAGCAGTTTACTAATTAAAGAAAGGAAAAAATAATATGGCATGTATTAAAAACGTACGTTTTGACAGACGGATGCGATGCGGGCAACCTCTGGACTACTTTATCCAAAAGCCTTTAAGTGCGAGGTTTTTGAACGCCGGTGAGATTCAAAGTTATACATCTGATGGTAGTGGAGCAGCTACCATAACGCGAGTGCCGGGTTCTGCAGCTGCCGCACAGATAGAAACCGCTAATAATTCTTTGGTGGTTACAGTTGCTTTAAAAGGTGGAGAAGTAAACGCACAGGTTTGGGATGTCTCTATAGAATACTCGTTCTTTTCGGGTACTTTTATATCTGATCCCCACGGTGCAGCAGACGGAACAGGAGCGAACGCGCAGATAGTTGCCGCTGTAGACCACGGAAACGGCAGGTACCGCGTTTATGGCCTCGGTTGCCCGCTTTCATGTTTATCAATTGAAGGGTCATCAGACGGAAACGGATATCTCCGTACTACTATAGGCGTGGAAGACTGGCAGTATGGAACTACTGTTCATACTATTACAAAAGCGCAGTACGACTCTTTATTAGTGGACGTCCCTGCATCTGGGGGGGGGGGGGGTGACACCGAGTAATCCAACTGAGCCCGATACACCATCTACCCAAAAAGAATGCGACGGGTCTGGCATCTTATCGGATGGGACGAAGTGCCCCGGCTGCATAATGTGCGATCCATTAGGTTAATAATCTTATAAACAACTTTATAATGGCAACAAAGAAAACAACGGCAGTAGCCGATACCGAGAACGAAGTAACAACGGCAGTAGTGGAAGAACCCACTACGCCTGTAGAACTTAACACACAAGAGGAAAAGGTAGAAGCGTACTATAAGTACACAGGCCTGAAACTGGACTACAATTGCCACATGGATATGGAATACCTAAATTTGTGGTATGTAGAAAAGTATCTGACAGGCAAAGTGTACAAGTGGGCCATGAAACCCGGTGCGCGTATCGTTCACTACGTGGACGGAATAATTTACAAGTCGGCGAATATGACCGATGAAATCGCCGAAAGACTGATGAAAGAAAACCCCGCTTATGCGGATTTATTCGTTAACATTTTAGATAAGAAATAGTTATGATAGGATTCAACCGCTGTAAGCTCATAGTTGAGAGATCACTTAAGATAACCGCCAACACAGGTGAGAAAACCGTAACATACGGTGAGAACAACCTATACCCGCAGGAAATCGCGGAACTTATATATGCGTCCAAGACAGCGAGCGCGGCGGTTGAAAAAATGACTGAGAATATTATATGCGAGGGCTTTAAGAACAAAGACTTTGCAGAAAAAACGAACGGGAACGGATATAACATGAACGACATATTGGAGGCTACCGCCAATGATGTGTCACGTTTCAAAGGTTGGGCTTGGATTATCCAATATGGGGTGACCCCGCAAGGATACCGACCTGTAGACATATACAACGTTCCGTTTGAATATGTTCGTGCAGTTCTCCACCCTAATTTTGCAAAAGACCCTACCATTAAGGAATGGCGCGTATTCAACAACTGGACGCGAGATAATATCAAGGCGTCCAACGTATTCGAGAACTCAACGGTTTATCCGACCTACGACCCGGATAACTTCGCGGCAGAAGTCGAGGACGTAGGCGGAATAGAGAACCACAAGGGGCAGCTTTTGTATATCAACCTCGGTACTACTCGGCCGTATCCGTTAAGCCAGTTCCACGCTGTCCGTAACGAGATGGGCGCGGAAGACAAAAACGGAAGATATGTTAACCGGACGTTAGGCCGTGGCTTTCACATGTGTTCAATCGTATCACACGGAGACTTTGAGAACGAACAGGCGCAGGAAGATTTCCGCAATACACTGTCTGATATGATGGGTAGCGAAAATGCAGGCTCTGTTTTGGCTGTAAGAGACGAAAACGTAGGCACGGATAAACCGTTTATCAAAGTAGACCAGTTAGGTTCTCCGATTGACAGGGAGCTTTACCGGGCGTATGTCGAACCTTTACGCAAAGACATAGCTATTGCAGCGTATAACATACCTCTACCGCTTATTGATAGCTCGTTGTTGACGTTTTCTAACGCTTCGGGTGAGGTTATTAAGGAGTTGCAAAAGGTTTACCGTAACAGCCTTGCAAAGGTGCGTTACCGCATCTCGAGAGAGCTATTCCAGATATTTGAGTTAGACCCTACAGTTACTGAAATTAGAAATAAATTTGATGAATATGTCGTATCCGATAGCACTATTCCGGCAGTTATTTGAAATCGCCACAGACGTTAAGGATAATAAGATAGAGAAAGCCTTTTTCGAGGCTGATCTACTCGATATCCTGCCCCAAACGGATTTAATGTACAATGCTATACCAGCAAAGTACAAACCTGATGGCGATGATTACGCAGGTGCAGAAAAAGTTATCTGCTACTATGCGTTTGCCCGTTATCTGCAAATAGCAGATCAGAACAGTACTACTACGGGCATGAAGATTCAAACTTACGGCGGATCGGTAGTAGTGCCTGACACGAGCAGAAACAAGAGATTTGAAGCGGAACGGCAGAAAGCAAACCTTTTCATAGAGACGTTGATCTGCAAGATGAAGAAAGACGGAGTTATTAAAACGTGTACGGTACTGAATACTCGTATAGGCTTAATCAAGTGATATATGGAATTAAACGATTGGGTAATATTGATTTCCGCTTTAGGTGGGATAGAAGGCATTAAGCAGCTTATAAAGTTCTGGATGAGCCGTAAAACAAACGCCCGTATAGAGGATGCCCGTGCGGATGTCGAAGAATTCAAGGCTTTGCGAGAATACAATGAATTCCTGCAAAAACAATTATCTGAGAAGGAAGAACGATTTGTAGAACAGACAGGCCGTTTAAGGACTGTTCAGGATGAGCTATTCTCTCTCAAAGAAGAGAACTCTAATTTTAAATTGGAGTTGGCTATGAAGCGATGTGAGAAAAAGAAATGTAGCGATCGTATTCCGCAGAATGGATATTGACGCGGAAAAGAATATTTTTATATTATGAAGTATTTTACAATCGCCGAACTCTGTAAATCAGAGACGGCAGACCGTTTAGGTATTGATAACCGCTGTAATAAGGAGAATGTAGCCAATATGACTGCATTGGTAAATAACGTACTCGATCCACTTCGTGAAGTGTATGGCAAACCCATCCGTGTGAATAGTGGTTTCCGTTGCCCGACATTGAATAAAGCCGTGAAAGGTTCAGCGACGAGCGACCACATGACCGGACGGGCGGCAGACATAACAGGTGGAAGCCCGAAGGAGAATAAAAGGCTATTCTATCTGATCCAGGAGCTCGGCCTTCCCTTCGATCAATTGATAGACGAGAAACATTTTTCATGGGTGCATGTCAGCTATCGGGAAGGGGCGAACCGTAAACAGGTACTTGCATTATGAAAAAGCTGCCGTGGGTATTAGTCATATTGCTGGTGGTAGCTTGTGTTGTTGCTTGGTTCCGTCCGCACGAACCTATCCCGGCAGAAACACGTACCGAGACAAAGGTAAAGACTGTTGTAAAGGTTGAAACATTGCTTATCTCACCACCTATGGCGCCTCTGTTGGTTTTCCGGTTAACAGATACTATGCGTATCGGTGACACCGTTGTACATCGTGAGCAGGCTTATTACGAAGATAGCCTTTACCGGGCATGGGTAAGCGGATATCGGCCGAGGCTAGATAGTTTACAGATATTTCCGAAGACGGTATATCATACGGTGACGAACGATATCTATCATACTATTGTACCGAAGAAGAAGCGTTGGGGCTTGGGGTTACAAGCCGGGTATGGCTATCCGAGTGGTGTATATGCTGGCGTAGGCATTAGCTACAGCCTTTTTCAATGGTAA